AGATATGACTAAGGTCAAGTTAATTCGTTTACTCGACATAGACAACGACTGCGACATTGTGCCTGTTACAGCTAACCTTGACCAAACAATAAATTGGGAAACACCGAATGGTGATCCTGCAACCGTGACTGAAGATTGTTGCCGTCGCTTTGGTTACTATTGGAACAGCGCGAAAAACAATTGTTTTTCAATACCAAACATTGGTACGCGTTCATTCATAACGGCACAAGCACCAACTTTAGCACCAACAAGATTTGGCGCACCGGTCAACTTCAGCGCATCAATTACACAACCAGTTAAGACGATAACAACGGACTATGTCATAACGAATTTTGACCGTGTGTTATTTGCCGACACAACAAGTAATAACATCACAATTTATTTACCTTCAGCAACAACAACAGCAGGTCGTGAATTTGTAATACAAAGAGTTGTCGCACCTAACGTGTTGACTGTTCAGGCATACACAGGTGAAACGATTGATAATAGCGGAAGCGTAACAATAAGCGGAACGGGAAGCACAATAACAATAATAAGCAATGGAAGCAACTTCAAAGGAACATCTTCAAAATAAAGCAAACGCAATAACCCCTTGTTTAGAGTTCATAAAACTCGACATAAAAAGCAATGGAGAGAGTGGTAAAATGGCACAAGGAAAACGCAAATTAAAAATGTGGAAGCATTACACTTGGAAAGTGACGCGTATTTCGTTAAACATCGCGCTTTGGATATTTATAATTTATAAACTACTCTCATAATGGCGAATACAATAGATTTTAATGTAAATACCAACGCGGTAACGGTTCTCAATCAAACGGGAGCAGCAGCAGAAAATACAGCGAAAGGATTTACAAGCGCAAAAGCGGAACTTCGCGCGCTTCAAAATCAAATGCTTGAAATGGATCAAACGAGCGAGGAGTTCAAGAAAGCATCTACTCGCGCCGCTCAGTTAAAGGATACTATTTCCGACTTATCAGCAGAGATTAACGCTAACGCAGGTAACGCATTTGAAGGTCTTTCAAACAATGTTGGGCTATTTGGTTCACGTCTTATGTCGCTTGACTTAAAAGGAGCGGGACAAGCGTTGAGCGGAATGGGAAACGCTGTTTCTCGAATAGATTTTAAGACGCTTAAAGATGAGGTTGGTGGTTTGATTCAAGGTTTTGGAAATTTAGCAAAAGCTTTGTTATCTAATCCAATTTTATTATTGGCAGGAGTTGTTGCAGGAGCAATAATTTACTTTGATGAATTAAAAACGATTTTTGAAGATTTGACAATGAGTGCTGATAAAATGAGTCGTCGCTTGTCTGAATCTAAACAAGTTCTTGAAGAAGTTGGAAAGTCAAAAGTAGTTACTGAAAATATAAAATTATTATCAAAAGTAGTAAATGACCATACAAAAAGTGAAGAAGATAGAAAAAAGGCTTTAGATAAATTGAATGTTGCTTTTAAGGCGAATAATATTCAAACAGTAGATAATATAAATAATACAGACGTTCTTTCAAAATCAACTGAAAATCTTACTACAAAATTAGTAAAAGAAGCTGAGGTAAGAGGAAAAATGGCTTACTTGCAAGAATTGTATGCAAAGAAAACTAAAATTGCTGCTGAAAGAACTCAAGGAATAACAAGTGGATTATTATTAAACTTAGAGTTAACTGCAAGAACTTCAAATAATTTACAAGCAAAATTTGCAGCAGGAGTTGTGGATATATTCTCGTCTTCAACACTATCTGACATTGAAAACATTAGCAATCAAATTAAATTAGTTGAAGATAATATATTAAGCAGTTCTGAAGCTATTTCACAAATAGATATTAGTGGAGCAATACCACCAGCACCTCCAGAACCACCTAAACCTAAAGACAAAATAGATGTAAATGAACAAAATGCTATTCGTGCTGCAAAAGAATTAAAACTTGAAAAGGAACTTGCTGACTTAAAATTAAAAGTTCGCGAAGATTACATCAAAGCAAATCAAAGCGCACAAGCCAACGAACTTTATGAGTTAGAAAAGAAGAAAGAATTAGAACTTCAGACTTACGAAGGTGATGAAGAAGATAAGATTTATATAATAGAAAAATATCGTCTTGCTGAAATTGACATAAACACCAAGTACGACGATTTAGCACTTGAAGAACAAAACGCTTTTAACGAAAAGAAAAAGGCTGCTGACCAAAAAGCAAAAGAGGACGAGTTAGCAAGAGAAAAACAATTAGCCGCTGATAAGTTAGCCGCAGAACAAGCGTTAATGGATGCAAAATTCAATCTTGCTTCCGCTTCGGTTAACTTGTTGGGTACTTTATTTGCTAAAAACAAGAAAGCGGCTGACATCGCATTTGCACTTGACAAAGCGTTAGCCATTGCACAGGTAGTAGTTAACACACAACGAGAAATAAGCAGTTACAATTCGAACCCATTCTGGTCTGCTTCAATAGACGGTGGTGCTTCAATCAAAATTCCTGCAATCATTGGTGCTAAACTTCGCGCTGCGGCTTCCATTGCTGCAATAGCAGGAACGGCAATAGGTCGTTTTGCAGGTGGAGGAGGTGGAAATAATAACGCAGGAAGTAATGGTGGTGGTGGTGGAACAACTGCTCCTTCACCGGCTAACTTCGACTTTATCAGTCAGCAACCCAACCAACAACCACCGCTTCAGGCATACATCGTAGGTAGTCAAGTATCGAGCAACTTAGAAGCGCAACAACTAATTCAAAACCAATCGCGTCTTGGCGGTTAAAAAATAAACAATATGAAAAAAATTAAAGTTATTGAATACGGAATTGACGACGCAGGTCTACTTGGTGTGTTCGCAATTAGCGTTGTTGAACAACCTGCAATCGGAGTAGACTTCGTTGCACTATCAGAACAACACAGCGTGAAGTTTAAAGAAGATTTTAGAGGTCTTTTGTACGGAGCGTTATTGATTCCTGACCAACTGATATACCGACGCGACGACAAGACAGACGAGGAATACTATGTTAAGTATTCGAAAGAAACAATTCGTGCAATTGCTTACAATTACTTAAAGCAAAACATGACTAACAACGCAACGGTTGAACACGCAAAAGTTGTTGACGGTGTTTCGTTGGTTGAAACATGGATCATCGAAGGCGAGAACGACAAGTCTAAGAACTTCGGCTTTGACCTTCCAGATGGCACTTGGTTCGGTTGCATGAAAGTAGACAACGAAGAAGTAAAACAACAAATTCAAAACAAAGAGGTGTTGGGTTTCTCAATCGAAGGAAACTTTATTGCTGAGAAAGAAATGTATTTGAGCGAACAAATTCCTTCTTTACTTGAAGAATTAGAATTGATTCTAAAAGGTGAATAATGAATATCGAAGCAGGTGGCTTTTTAAAGTTGGAGTTGTTCAACGACGACGCTAACCTGTTTCTTCTTGCTCTTACCAAGATTACAAAAGAGGGCGGTAAAATGGGTTTTAAGACTTACGGGTTGAACGAACAAGAAATGAAGATACTCAATGACATTCTTGAAAGTTTAGATTAAAAAAACGGGGGTAACTACTCCCCCGTTCAAACCTAAAATCAAAATGTAATCAATGAAAAGTTCAATTACGAAACAAATGTACACACTTTTCTATTTAGGAACTAAACATTTAATAAATACTTATATGAACTTAAGAGAAAAAGTAAACGCTCTTTTCGCTAAACACAATGTAAGCCTATCTGCTGAAGAAGTAGTTGAGGTGAAGCAAATGGTTGAAGCGATTTTAGAGGACGGAACAAGCATCTACTCAGATAGCGACACATGGGCGCCTGGTGTTCGTGTATTCACCAAAGACGCAGAAGGCAACGAGGTTGCTGTTATGGACGGAGAATACACAACAGCCGAAGGAGTTATTGTTGTTGTTGCTGACGGTCTTCTTGTTGAATTGAAACCAATGGCTGAAGAAGCTCCAGAGGTTGAAGTAACAGTTGAAGAAACTGAACAAGCTAAAGAAGAAACATTCAACGCAGAAGTTGAAGGTCTTTTGTCTTTGGTTGCAAAACTTGAAAGCGAACTTGCTGAGGTTAAAAAGACCAACGCTAACCTTTCAAGCGAAGTAACAAAATTAAGCGCACAGCCTGCCGCTACTTCTATTAAGGAAGTTAAACAAGCAAAAGTAAGCGCACCTGCGAAATCTTATAACAAGATGTCAGCAGAAGAACGCTTCTTATTTCATCTTAAAAAATAATAAAAAAACAAAATAAAAAATGGCTACTACCACTTCATTAACAACTACCTATGCAGGTAGAGAAGCAGCAGGATATATCCGCGCTGCATTCTTGAGTAACGAGTCTTTGGCTGCGGTTACCTTTAAAGAGAACATTGAGTACAAACAAGTTGTTCGAAAATTAGTTGATTCAATCACTTTTGCAAATGCTACTTGTGATTTCACTCCAACAGGAACTGTAACACTTACAGAGCGTATCTTGACTTTGGAGAAATTCCAAATTCACAGACAACTTTGTAAAAATACGTTTTTAATTGATTGGGAAGCGCGTTCAGAGCAGAACAACGAACTTCACGCTTCATTGACTGACGCAATCATTGCTAACGTTTTGGCTGGTATGGCTGCAAACAATGAGCGTTTGATTTGGCAGGGTGTTAACGCAACAGCTGGTGAGTACGATGGTTTCGAAACTTTGTTCTTAGCTGACGCAACTGTTCTTGACGTTTCTTCTCCAGTAGCAATTGACGCTACTAATGTAATCGAAGAAATGGGACGCTTAGTTCTTACCCTTCCAACACGCGTACGTCGCGCAACTGAGAAGCCTGTAATCGCAGTTTCTTCTAACGTTGCTGAAGCATACAGAAGCGCAATTCTTGGTCTTGGTGGTGGTTACTACTTGTATCAAGGAGAATCAGTTGTAATGAACTGGCAAGGACAGTATGATGTAATCGAGTGTCCCGGTATGTCTGACGACACAATGGCGTTTTACCAAAAGTCTAACCTTTGGTTCGGTACTAACTTACTTGACCAATGGAACAACGTAGCGGTATTGGATATGTACGCACATGACCTTTCTGACAACGTTCGTTTCGCTGCTTCTTTCTTCGCGGGTGTACAATATGGTTTCGGAAACGAGATTGCATTTTACCAAGCATAATTTAACCATTCTAACCCTTGCATAATAGAGGTAGCGGCTAAACACCGCTCCTCTTTTGTGCTAATAAAAACATACAAATATGGCATGTGAATTAAGCACAGGATTTACACTCGATTGCAAATCAGGAATCGGTGGAATTAAGAAAATTATTCTTTGTGACACGGTTACTTCGTTAACTCTTGACGCAAACGAAATTGTTACTTTTATTGTAGGTCCAGTTGCAGGTGATTTGTACACTTACGAATTGCCTACACAAACAGGATCGTTTGAAGAAATAATCAATTTTAACCGAGATGCAGGAACTATTTTTTACACACAAACGGTTAATGTAATGTTGCAACAATTAAGCGCAGCAAAGCGTCTTGAATTACAAACAGTTGCACAAGGTCGTCCAATGGTTTTCGTTAACGATTCAAACGACAACTGGTGGGCTGTTGGTTATGAGTTCGGTGCTGACCTTTCAACAGGAACAGCAGCGACAGGTACGGTTTTGGGTGACGCCAATGGCTACACTTTGGCATTCGTTCACGAAACTCCAAAACGCGCTTACAAATTGAGCGGTGCGCCTGTTGACATTCTTGACTAATCAAAAAACTTTTACACATAGAGGGGCAAAGCGTCCCTCTGTGATGTAATTTCATCAAACAAATAAAAGGATAGAATGGTTTATTTGAATACAAATACTGCGAATCAATA